GTATTGCATTTAAAGCAATAGTTGCTACACCACCAGCAGCAGCCACTTTTATTAAACCAGCACTAACAAGTGGTAATGCTATTGCAACACCTTTTGCTGCAAGGGCAATCGCTGTAAATACAGCAGCAGTTTTACCAAGTGGTGATTTAAAAAGATTATCAGCAGCATCTATTAAAGCTGTTAAACCTTTTGTTGCTGCTATTAAAGCTGGTTCTAATGCTTTACCTAACGTCTCTGAAAAATCCCTAAATGATTCCCCCAATGTGTCAACTTCACCAGCGAACCCTTCTGAAGCAGCTTGTGCAAGACCGTTATAGCTTTCCTCAACAATACTTAAAATCATTGCATGTGCTTCAGCAATTTTATTTGTTTTCATTAACTCTTTTATTACTTCTGTTTGTTGTTTCGTAAAAGCAATACCAGAACGATTTAAGTTTGATAAATTTCTTTCAGGATCTTGCAATGCTTTTGCTAATTGCATAAATGAAGTACTTACATCAACTTGGTTTACCTGTGCAATATCTGCTGCTGCCTGAGCAACTCTTGAATATGAATCAACACCAATATTTCTAAAACTTGTTAATAAATTAAAACCTCTTGTAAATTCTTCTTGGTTAAATAAAGTTTGATTTCCAAGTCTATTTGCGGCTTCTTGTAATTCATTTAGTTGTGCAGTACCAGCACCTAAATTTTGTAAACCTTGAGTAAGTATTGCAACATCTCGTTCTCTATCTTGAAAAGTTCCTATTGCATTACTTACTGTTGCAATAGCAGCACCTACAGTTAATAACGGTGCAAGTGAAGTAGCTAATGATGCTCCTAAACCTTTAGCTGCGGTTGATGTTGCTGCTAAAGATTTTGTGGCACCATTTGCATTTCTTGAAAGTGTTCTTGTTGCTTGCGAAGTTTTATTTAAAGAAGATATTGCATTTCTTGCTTCGACTCTTAAGGTAACAATACTTTCAGCCACTTAGCTTATCAAATACATTTCTTTTATATTACCTGTTTTTCGCTCTTTCATGCATTCTTTTTTCATTCTCATATTTATTTTCGTAATATGCAGCCCAATATATTAATTCTTCTTCTGTTATATTTTGTCTTAACTCTGTTAATGTTTTTCCTAATTCAGATGCGAGAAACAACTCGAAGTTAAGCCAGTTATTCCTCTTTAAGCGTTTTTTGCTGTATCAACATCTATTTTTAATTCAAACAAAAATAGCTCAATATCATTTAAAACTTTCTCTGGTAATAATCTTTGTAAGTCAATAGCATCTGCCAAAGCAAACATTTTTGACCCATCTTCTTTTTGTGCAATTTGACAAAGCAGTTGTGTAGATACCATTAAAGCATCATCAGTACCAACAGCAGTTTGTGCTTTCTGTCTGTCGTATCTTGTTAAAGGTGGAAAGTAAACATCAATTTTTTGACCAGAAGGTAACTCTAATTCATATTTGCGTCTTGTAGACATTACATCACTGAATCCCTCAGTGATGATGTCAATGGTTCTTTTTGTTGCCATGTAAAATTAAATACTTTTACCTAATGTACTATATAGCTGAAGTTATGGCACCTGATGTAATAAAGTTAATTGTTATGACTTGTATCTCGCCTAAAGTTGCACCATATTCTGCACCAGTAATAATTCCAGAAAAGCTTATTTTTTTTGCTGAAGTATCTGCATCTGGAAATAACTCAAATAAAGCGTCTGCAGCATCGCCAGTTACTAAAACATCATCAATAAAAGATTGGTAATCAGAGTTGCCAGCAGTATCATATAAAAGCTCACAAGAACCTTCGCCAGATATAAGACCACCAATAAAAGTTTTTGATGTATCGCCTTGATTGGTTGTTTCCATTGTGTCTTTTGTGATAGATAAAGACCAAGACCTTGTTGCTCCAACATCAGCTTCTGTTCCCGCTGCATTATGGAACATAACTTTACCTACATCACCCTTAATAGCTGTTGCCATGACAATAAAAAAAAGTATTTACAAATAGTTTAACCTTTTTCTGACTTTTTCACATCTTTTTTTGAATTTTGTTGTGCCTCATAATATTTTCTACATTCTGGATCCCAATAATTTGCATTTCTTCTGCCTTTTACAGCTTCTATTGCATCAAGCATTTCTTCTGTAATTTCAAGCTTTGCCATAATTAAAGTCCTTCATATGTTTCAAATGTTACGCGCAGTTGTGTTACAAATTTACCCTCAGGCGGTTGTGAGAGTATCTCTGGTCCAACTACTGCATCAAAGATAACATCTGAAACTGTAATTCTATTGTAAAGGTCTCTCAGTCGTTTGCAAATAGTAAGATTACCACCACTACCAATACCTTGTTCTGTAAAAACATTTATAGTCAAAAGACCTACAATTAAAGTATTTGCATTTGTTTGATTTCCTTGCGATGTTATTTCTCCAGACCCAAAACTTACTTCGCATTGAACAAAGCTTGCATTACCAGTTGAATCAAATGCTTGATTACTAAATACAACAGGTATCACAGGGCTGCTTGCTAACTCTGTGGCCAATCTTCCTTCAATAGTTGATCGTACTGTATTTAAATCGGTTGCGGCCATTATTTACTCCTTATAATTTTTCTAAGTTGTTGTGGTATATAGCCAGTTGTAAGTTGCTTGGCTTGTAATTCTGGAAAACCTTTTATTGTATTTTGTCTTGTTCTATATCTTCCTTGCCAACTTGGTGGTAATGAAGTTCCATAAATAACTGGTTCTGCATATTCCATTTTGTTTATAATGGTGCCTTTAAATTTTTTTTTATTTATATCAGTTTTCCAATCATTTCTTAAATTACCAGTTTCTCCAACAGGTGTAGCTTTCTTTGCTAATGCAGTCCACTGTAAAGTTGTTTTTTGTACCAACTCTTGTACTGCTTCTTTCATCAAATCATCTATTTGTTCAATTTTAATTTGTCTGGCCATACTTACCTCAAGACAAGTTCAAAGCTTATTGGTGTATTATTTTGTTCATTAGTGGTTACAGATATAATTTTAAATTCCACACTACTTATAACAACTCTATCTTTTGTAGTTGGTACAAAAGTAATATCGCCAGCAGATATAGTTAGAATTTTATCTTGAGATTCAATAAGATCATTTACCTCAGACCGATTTACATTATTTAAAGAACCTTTAATTGTAGTGTCAGAAGTTGTTTCTGTTATAGCACCAGTAGTTGTATTGTATGAACCAGCAGTTACTTGCCTTATGGTTACATCTCCACCAAGTTTACTTAGTGTCTTTGATGCAGCTTTTTTTAAGGCGTTTGCAAGGCTCATATCAGATAAGCAATAACAGTTCCACTGTCAAGCTTGACACTTGTAATTACACCTTCAATGGCAGTATTAGATTTAAACTGCAAAGATGTTAAATCGCCTGTAATGTTTTCTGCTACAAGCGTATTAATAACAGAATCTTGTAATGCTTTTATACAGCCGAATCGACCTGTATGTGCAGCAGTATCATTAATAATTTTGGCAGCTGGGTAGTAGCTCATTGTTAACTCCTTTTAATTGCGACATTGCTGGGTCCACTTATTCGTAAACCAGTAAAGTACCGTTCAAATAGTGGTGGTACTCTATCAGCACCAACCGAACCATAAAAATTAGGTGTTGCATCAAGATTACCGATTTTAACATTTTTAAAATCTTCAAGACCACTTAATCCTAAACCATTACGATTATTATTCAAGTAAACAGCAAGTATGACTTGTGCCTTCTTAACTTGTTCAGGTATTTCTGTTTCTGCAAAATAATCTGTTGATATTCTAAATGGAAAGCCTATTGAATATGTATTGATATAGGTGTCTGGTTTTCTTACACCTTGTCTTGGCCATTGTAATGCTTGTGTATTTGTTACTCTTGCTCCTAAAAATCTTTCTCGGTCAACTCTAACCGCAGCAGTATATAAAGCTCTGTTTTTATTATCATTACTTGACCCGTCCCATGCAGCTACATCATCATCTGCAACAAGACCCTCTATTATTGAATTTGCATCTGCCAAAGTAATGTAACTGTTAGCTGATGCTCCGCCTACTGTTGCGTCTATCGTGATTGCCATTTTGTTTTACTTTGGATTTCTTTTTTTTAGAGGGAACAGAGACTACCGCTTTGGCAGCCTCTTGTTCTCTCATACGCTTAAAAGCGAACATTCCCATTAGCTTGAAGCACC